AATAATAGTTACACATTGTAACTTTAAAAGTGACTTTTTAACTTATGCGATAAACATTGGTTCAAAAGTATCCATACTATTATCTATTTGAGTCGTATTAATATCAAAATAAATCTTCGCCATCCAATTACCAAGCACTAATGCAGAATAACTATCTTTTCTTGGCTTATCTGGACCAGATTTACGTTTTAGATTAGCTGGAAGATCGAAATTTTGCATACCTTGAGCAGAAGTAGTTATTTGAATCAAAGCGCATTCTGTTTTTGTAAGCATGATCATATCTGATAAATGTTCCACAAAGTCGATCATTTTAGCTTCTTCATTTTCTTTTTCAGTATCCAAAGCATTTGAGAATTTTAAATCAGAAATTCCTATGTGTTTTTTAGTTTGGCTTCTAAAATTGTCATCAATAGCTCTGCTGGCAAAATAAGTACGACGATGATCGAAATTAGCTTGTAACAATTCATTCGCCAAACGAATCCAACCAGAAGTTGGCTTTCTTAAGAAGACATGCTTATAGTCTGATTTATTATATTCGCTTTTTGCAGAATAAAGATTCTGAGTATATTCTTCTGGACGTTCAAATTCGGTGGCAATTGATTTTAAATTGATTTTTGCATCTTTAAATAATTCACTTTCATTACATGAGTTCATAAACTGAACTCCACCATTATAGTCCATACATATAGCTACAACATTAAAATTTTGCAATAGATATAAGAAGTATTTAATATGATCTTTTAAAGATGAACCAGACAAAGCATAAGAATGAACCAGTGTGCTTATTTGTTTTTCCGTATTTATTTTAAGAACTTGAATAGCAAAATCGTCAGACGATTCAGTTTCAGACCAAGATGGGTCAACCGCTAATATATATTCATCTTCCGCATTTCCAACTACTTCAACAGCAGGAGTTTCTCCATCAGGCACTGTACATAAAGCCATTTTAGAGATCTTGAAATATCCAGAACTGTCATCACTGAATTGTGCGCCAAATTCTCGCAAAAATTGTGATTCACTCATTGTGGCTTTTGCTTGATTGATTAGATTCTGATCGTACAACTGAACTGGAGCGCAATCATAAGAGAACTGCATTATACAACGCTTTGTCTTTTCCTTATTTTTAGGATTAAATATTAGATTCTCGTATTGCTCATAAAGCTTATATAAATATTCAAATTTAAAAGAAGCTGATGACAAAGCAATCAATTTATTATTAGGCCATATATATCTATCGTCCTCAGTCATTTCTCCTTTAGCAATCAATTGCGTTTCAAGATTATACAACTCTTCTCTTTGTGTAGGATTTTGAACTACAGACAAGAATGGCACAATAACTTCATTATAAATACGCTCAGGCATCAATAGAAACTCATCAATAATAATACGATGAAAGCGAAAACCGCGAAGCTTTTCGCCATCGCCTAATGGCAATGCACGAATGCGACTTTTGCCAATTTCCATAACCCATTCATCATTAGATTTGGATATCTTTGTAATACATTGTTTTAGAAGATAAGCGTCAGGCTTTGCAGCAATATCTTCTATCTTTTTAAATATCATTTTAGACTGACGAAACGAACGAGACAAAATGCCAGTTTCAATTCCTTGATTTAATATAGCATCAAGCACGGCATAAATACCAGTAGTATAAGATTTACTCATACCACGCGACCACACTCCTAAAAAATAATCACTTTCCAACATCGCTTTAATAGCCATGTGTTGGAAAGGAAATAATTTAACGCCAGTTATTAGATCTGTAGCGAAAGTAGTATTGTTGCGAAGAAATTGATAAAACAATAACTTCGCTTCTCGTTCTTCTATATAACCGGGAATCTTAGCTAATTCCTCATTGGAAATTAACCGCGACTTCCTTAATGCTTGATTGCCTGTTTCCCAGCTCATTGTCTAAAAAGTATTGAATATCTACCTGCCACAGTGACTTACCATGATACAATAATTTAGGTATAATATCTAAAGATTTATTTCTGCTTCCGGTAAATATAAACTGAATATGTCTAGGATATTTATGACATAAGTTACGCATATTATGAAAAACATATTCTAAATTTGTTTTTCTATTATACTTACGCTGATTGATTAAAATATTATTAATACTAGACTCAACAACCACGAATAAATAACAATTCAATTCAACAGCTTTGATTAACTCTCTTTCAAATCTATCTATTCCAGACGCCATTGTTCCAAGAAAATCAGATTCACTTTTTCTATCAACAAAAGTATTAGTAAAATACTTTTTATCAGCGATCAAATAATCTCCTACAAATATTTTTTCAATTTTAGACTTAGGAAACTCTAAAGCATCCTGCTCTCTAGTATCAACCAAGATAGGCAAATGAGACACATTTGTTTTATTAAAAGTTTCTGGCAAATTTTTATTATATAGAGGTTCAATATTTAGCAGCTTACACGCTCCCGTATATGAATTAAAATATTTCTTATAAATATTTAAACTTGGCAAGTTAAGCGTGATAAGCTCATTATGAAATGGCGCAAAATGATATTGTTTTTCATCAATTCTTTTCTTAAGTAATTCAATGCATTTTGTTTTAACAGTATCCTGATTTGATGCAGCCTCCCATTTCAAAAATTCTGCATAATCAAGAAACTCTGTTTCAAAATATTGTTTCTTATTTTTAAAAGGTATTTGTTGACGATAATAAAGAGAATGTCTTGGATAATATTTACAATAGTACTCGGCTTGATAAAGATTATGCTTTTTTAAATGAGCATGAAAAGATTTATCATTACTATAAGATTCGCTACAGATTTTACACTGAATCATATAGCATCTTCTTTAGAAATTCCTAAAATTCTAGATTTCCATGAAGACATATTCTCTAATCTATCCGCTTCTTCCTTAATCGTTCTCTTTTGCATGTCAGCAATTTGTATCATCATCTTGCGTTCTTGCTCATCTTGAAATAACTCTACTAAATTAAGAATAGAAGCATTCTTTTGATGTGTCTGTTCTACTCTCTTAGAGCGTTCGCCATTCAATTTTTGAATACTTTTATCAATACGACTAGCACATTGATTATATTCTTCAGAGATTGTCTTAAGAACTTCAGTAAGACGCATGGTAAAATCTTTCTGATCTTGCGTCTCATTAAACATATCATTTATTTTATTCTTCTTAATATCTATCTGACGTAGATTGATATAATCCATACAAACATTTATGTATAAATTTATCTCATCAATTGTTAGATCTGGTTTGTCCCATACAGACCGCACAAATTCCGCTTCAAATAACTCTTTATCTGTAGAGCTATTATAAGAATCATAGTTACCAACGAATCGTGGACTTGATAAATAAGTTAAGAGTTTCTCCATGCATTTTCTATGCTGCAAAGACAATTTATCTTCAGAAATATTTTGGCCGCACCATTTGTTAGCTTTATTTATAACTGTCTTGATAGAACGAGGCACTGAATACTTATCCCCAACTCCAGATTCATTATCCACTAAATAATCTGGATATTTTTCTTTAATATATTTTTGAACTGCACGATATTCTGCTGTAATAAAAATATTTAAATTCTCAACGCCCACAAACTTCTCATGAAATATTAGTTCTGTAACTTGTCTTGGCGTGATTCCTGTTTTTATATTTTGATCAATGAATTCACAATTTTCTTTTGATAGTATTTCTAGTGTCTGCGTTGGTTTTGGCTTTTCTTGTTTCTTAGAGAAGCCAGTTGAGATTAAAAAATCTCTTACAGCTTTAGCTTCTTTAGCTCTGCCGGTTAGATCTTCGCGATTAAAAACAAGATTAGCTAATACAACATAATCTTGTATACCTTCGTTAATTTTTCTTAAAATAAATGCTTTGTTGTCGTCTGTTAACATATTAAGAAGAGAATATATCGTTGTCTTTTAATAAATTTTGAGCTTTAATATACAACATTTTTTTCAAGTTTTTTATTTGCTTATAACCCGCTTTTCTTCCCTTTTCTGATGTCTTAAACTTCAAAATTTTAGCAACCTGATCATCAGTTAAATTATCTACAAAAAACATTTTATAAACAAAATAATGCTTATCGCTTAAAGAACTTTTCATCAAATCATGTAATTTATTTTCTGCTAATTTATAATCATGATTCATTGTTGATTCAACATTCATGAAATAATTTTTATGATTTTCTAAGCTAACTGTGATTTTTACGTCGTATGCTGATTTTTTTATCTTTTCCCATTTAGCGTATAAAGGACATTCATTACATTGCTTTCCATTTGTAGTGAATCCACAAGACATTTCAGCGCCAGAATCGCCTTCTTTATTTTGATTGAATGGGCAAGATAAACACGGTCTTGCAAAACTTGTATAATTATTACGAATTATATTTCTAATCTGATTTGTAACTATGCGATTCACCCAAGGCTCAATAGCTCGCGATTGATCCCATAAATGCCACTTTTTATAGATATGAACTTTAATAATCTGTTCTATATCTTCAAAATCAAACCAAGTAATCGCTTTTAACTTCCATTTATTTTTTCGCTTTTTGATTACTTGATCAATCGTTTCATACATGTCTTCAAATTTTTTCTTTTTACGATTCATCAATATCTTGTGTTTGTCTAGAGCTGCATTCCTTTAATGATTGTGATAGTAATTCTTCTTTAGTTAGCTTTCTATAATTTGAATTTCCCCTAGAGGAAATTCTTTCGCTTGGATCTACAGGAGGTGAATTAAATAAATCTTTGGCAGAATATTTATTACCTGCTGGCTTTTCGATTTCGTATGAAAGTCTAGAAGGCTTTACGAATACAGTTGGTATACCATCTTCATCTACTTCTCTAGATGGCGTATTAGAAATATTTCTTGGTGCATTAGCATTTTGTTTTAAAACTGGTTTATTAATATTAGAAAAACTACCCAATGAATTTCCACAGCTAGTACAAAATTTAGAACCTAGAATATGCTTAGTACCACAATTAGAACAGTAAATGTTACTCATATTGTATTATATCAGTGTGTGTTTGTTTTATCTAATTTCTTAAACATACTTACGATATATTTTAATATTTCGCTACGCATAATGTCTTCTTCATCAAATTGAAAACAGTAAATACCCCGTTCTTCACTTTCTTTATTATTAAATAAATCGTATATTCTCATAAAACCAGATTTATTGCCAATATCTGATTGCATCGCGTCTCCACAAATAAACATTTTTGTTCCTTCGCCAATACGAGTTAAAAGAGTTACCAATTCTTTGTTGCTATAATTTTGAGACTCGTCTGCAATAATAATTTTTTCATTCCAAGTCGCGCCTCTTAGAAAATTAATAGGAAGAGCTTCAATGTAACCATTTGTTTCTAAATATTTTGATTGAGACATCGGCAACAATTCATCTAACTTATCATAAAGAGGCATCATGAATGGATTGAACTTTTCATCTACAGTTCCAGGCAAAGATCCTAAAGCTCTTTCTCCAGATTCTGCTATAGTACGAATATATTTGATTTCTGATTTTGGATTTGAATTCAACATATGCAAAGCGCAATAAACAGCCAAGAAAGTTTTAGAGCTTCCAGCGGGACCATTGATAAAAATAATTTTAGTATTCTTATCAAAAGCTATCTGAGCGAAACTTTTTTGTTTATCTGTAAGTTTAAATTCTTTAATATTTAATCTAACAAGTTTAAGATGATTATCATCAATATTTTGCTTGATGTCTTCTTTTTCCTTTGGAATTCTTTTCTTTTTGGTTGACATGATATAAATTCAGTTACACTATATTGTATGGTTTTTCACTGTTTGAGCGTACCTTATTCGCCAACTAACAAAAATGTTTCATTATGCGCGTTTGTTCAAAAGGTTTACAAGTTCTGTGACGAAATGACAAAAAGAGGACATACTGTTTATCATTATGGTCATGAAGATTCTATTGTTAACTGCACAGAACATATTAATGTTATTAATGATAATATATTAAAAAACAGTTATGGCAACTTAAATGATTGGAAGATCAAAGGATTCGATCAAAATGTAGGAACAGAAGCTGTAAAAATATTTAATGATAATTGCATTACCGAATTAGATAAAAGAATAAAATCAAATAATGAATTTATATTGTGTTGGTTTGGATTCGCTCATGAACCATGTGTTAAATATTTTTATAATAAAGCTATAGCAGTAGAACCGAGTATTGGATATGATAGCATGTTCGCTCCAATTAAAATGTTTGAAACTCATTCTCAAATGCATAAAATGCATGGAGCGTCCAAGACTAATATTGATTTCGGATCTGAATTTGTAGTTTATCCCGGTTTTGATGCCAATGATTTTTTATATAAAAAAGATAAATCAAATACAGCATTATTTCTTGGCAGAATTATTGAAGATAAAGGAGCTAAATTAGCTTATGATATTTGCAATCATATAGGACAAGATATAATTTTTGCAGGACCAAACATCTTAAATCTTAAAGATACTAAATATTGTAAATTCATAGGCTTCGCCGATCCCATACAACGAATGCATTTATTAAGCGATGCAAAATTTTTATTTGCTCCTTCATTATTTATGGAACCTTGTAATTGGACTGTAATAGAAGCTCAATTTTCAGGAACGCCCACTATCACAACTAATTTTGGCGGTTTTGCTGAAACGGTTTTACAAGGTGAAACAGGATTAAGATGTTATAGCATAAACGATATGATTTATGCAGCACAAAATATATATAAAATTATTAATCCTGAAAATTGTTATAATAATGCAATATCTAGATTTACTATTGAAAAACAATGTGATTATTATGAATATATATTTAAATCTTTAATATTATGACAGCATATACTTATGGAGTTTATGATTTATTTCATGTAGGCCACATAAACCTATTCAAAAGAATAAAAGAAAATTGCAATAAATTGATAGTAGGAGTTCATAATGATTTACAAGTTATGAGTTATAAAAGAACTCCAATTATTTCATATCAAGATCGTTTAGAAATGATACGATGCTGCAAATACGTTGATGAAATTTATGAAAACGCAAATTTAATAACTACAGATAATTTATTAAATCAATTGAAAGCTGATTATGTTTTTGCTGGACGAGAAAATGAAGAGTATATTAAAAAATATTATCAAGTCTCTAATAATAAATTAATATTGCTAGACAGAACGAGTCATATATGCACTTCTGATATAATAAATAAAATAATTAAACGTCAAAGTATTTAATGTTATTTTTTACATAATAATTTATAAAATCTTTATAAATTAAAACTTTAGATGTATCATCAATATTTATTCTTGAACTATCAAATATATTTATTTTTTTATCATCTATGTTTTCATAATTTCTTTTTACAGAAACGATTTGAAAAAATAGTTTTAAATTTTCTACTTGAAAATCTACTTTATCATAATTACATTCTGAAGTATAAAAAATACATTCTTTAACATGCTGAGTGTCTCCTCCTTGCGTATTCGGATAGTAATCTTTTTTAGGCTTAGAGTAATCGCCATATACAATTTTTAAAAAAATATCTGGTCTAAATATAGTATAAAACTCTTTATTTTCTAAAATTACTTTTGTTTTTTTAAATGTTTGAAAACCATAAATTTTTTCATTTAGCCAAGTATAACTTTTTAAATAATAATTTAAATTCCTTTTGACAAAAAGGAATAAATCTATTTTTAATTTCATACCTTCATACAAATATATTGAAATCACAGAATCATTCATCGTCCAAATAAAAGTTGGAGCATTTTCATTTAAAATTTTAAAGACTTTATCTAAATTTTCTTCATTAACTATCGCAAAATCTATATCATCTGATAATAAAACACCGTCATCCCTAACAGCATTTATTAAAGATCCTCCAATTAAATAACATTCTATATTATTTTCTAATAATATATTTTGTATAAATTTAGCGAATTCGATGTAAATTATTTTATTTGATATTGTATTCATTTAATTCTAAAACACATTGGTCTATCTTTTCTTTAACCATTTCAAAA